AACAGTATTAATGTCAATGACAAAACAGAAAAAAAAGGAAACCTAACATACCTATCATGGGCGTGGGCATGGGCAGAGGTTAAAAAACTTTATCCAGATATTCAAAGAACAGTTTACGAATCAGAGAATGGAATCAATTACTTTACAGATGGCAAATCATGTTGGGTAAAGGTTGGAGTAACAATCAATGGATTAGAACATATCGACTATTTGCCTGTGATGGATTTCAGGAATAATTCAATCTTACTTGATAAAGTAACAAGTTTTGATGTGAATAAAGCAATCCAAAGGAGTACAACAAAGGCATTAGCATTACATGGATTAGGACTTTATATCTATGCAGGAGAGGATCTTCCAGAGGGATATGAGCCACCTGCACCTGTTAAGCCTAAATTGGATACCAAGAGATTAAATGGAGCATTAGAATCAATCAAAAATGGGAATTATACCTATGACAAGTTGATGGATACTTTTGATCTTACAGATGCCCAAAAGAAAAAGGCAGATAAGTTCATCAAGGAGCTCCAAGAGGCAGAGGCAGAACAACAAGAAGAATTAACAGAAACAACAGAAAACAATTAAAAACATGGCAAATTTAGTAGTAAGATGTTCAGAGTTGAGTAAGATCATGACAAAGAGCAGATCAAAAAGCAATCCATTATCAGAAACCACAAAAAGTTATGTGATGGAAAAAGCAAAAGAGGCATTCTTTGGTATTAGGCCAGAGATTAGCAACAAGTACACAGAAAAAGGATTATTAAATGAGGATCAAGGAATTGAGATGGTTAATCAAGTACGATTCATGGATTTTAGAAAGAATCAGGAGAGAAAGAATCTTGATTGGTTGACTGGAGAATGTGATATACTTGGAGATGAGAGAATCATTGACATAAAATGTTCATGGAGCTTTGAAACATTTCCCGCATTCCAAGAGGAGGCAGAGAAATCTGTAAAGAAGGCAGGATATGATTGGCAGATGAGAGGATACATGATGCTGTATGATAGAAATGTGGCAGAGGTTGTCTATTGTTTAACAACTACTCCTCCAAGTTTATTGAGCCCATTTGATGTTCCTGCATTGCATGATGTGGATCATATTGCAATAGAGGATAGAATGACAAGTGTAAAGGTTGAAAGATGCAATGTATTAGAAACCGAAATATACAATCAGTACAAATTGGCCAATGAGTATTACAAGGAATGTATGGCAGAGTTAGAAACAAAACGTAAAAAATCACAATCATGGATATAAAAGGAAAAGTTATCAGAATATTTGCAAAGCAACAAGTATCAGAGAAATTTGCAAAGAGAGAGTTTGTAATTGCAACAGAGGATAAGTATCCACAGCAAATCATTATGCAGGCAACACAGGAAAGATGTGAGTTGTTGGATAATATTGCAGTTGGAGAGGAAGTACAAGTGTTTTTTAATATCAGAGGAAGATCCTGGACAAATCCACAGGGAGAGGAAAAGTTCTTTGTTAGTTTAGATGCATGGAAAATCACAAATGAATCTGCACAGAGCTTTGATCCAATGAATCAGAGTGCATCATCCAGAGGAGGAATTGAGCAAAATTTCATTGAAGATGCAGTAAGTACATTGCCATCATTAGATGATGAAGATGATGGATTGCCATTTTAAGAACGTTTAAAGCATTATTATGGAAAAGATAGAGCCAATATCCAAAGAGCAAATTAAATTCCTTATACGGGATTGCAGGGCTATTATAAGGCAACACATGAAGGATAATAGCATGAGCATTCATGCATTTGCAAAAAAATGTGGCATACATCCTGCACAATTGCACCTATTTTTGGATAATAAAAGAGGATTGAATCTTACAACAATGCAAAAGATAGCAGATAAGATCAGTTAATATTAGGAGGCCCAAATACGGGCCTTTTTTACTTTTAAAAATTACAGATGATTGATTACAATAAAATCATGGCTATTGAGTACGAATGCAACAATCTGGATGTATCAGATTTAACATTCAATAGTTATATGTTAGATGCAAAGATTGCCAATAAGTCAATGATAAATAAGCAATTGAAGATCCTCCTTCCAGAGTGGTATGATAAGTTGGAAAAAGTCAATTTTACTCCATACAAGTATCAAATGACTAAAAAGCACATCATAATACCATATGACAACATACAGCATTTTTTTAAATACAGGTAACAGAATAATTCATATATTAGTGTAGTTATGTTTTAGAGTTATAGTGATATGAGGGATTGATTTCTGTGATTGATTCCTCATTCACATAAAGCATAATAACACACCAAAAGATTATATCATGGAGAATGAAGAAAAAAAAGCAAATGTTTTTTTAAGGATAGCAGGGTATTCAGCTATTGTATTAATGTTCCTAATCTGGATATTGGACAGGGCATTACATTTATTATTACCACATAGAGAGCATCCACAGTTCACATCATGGGCCAAAGATGCATCCAATGTTAAGTACACTTTTGCAAGGGTATTAATATTCCTTATTCCTATTATCATATTTAAGTGTGTTGGATAATTAATCTTGTTTTTCTATATTTTATTGAAAAACGTGAGAAAAACGTGAAATAATGAGATTATGGCAAGAGAAGATAATTTAAAAAAATTTAGTTCTGATTATCAGCCTAAAAAGAACGGAAGGCCTAAAGGAAGAAAGAACAGATCCACAATTGCTCGTCAATGGTTAGAGGTTAATCAGAGCCTAAAGAATCCAATAACTGGAGAGAATGAAACAATGAGCCAAGAGGATCTAATGACATTGGCATTGATTAAAAAAGCAAGGGAAGGAGATGTATCAGCATACAAGGCATTAATGGATTCAGGATATGGAGCTCCGATTCAGGTAGTGGATCAGAATCAGACAACAATGGACTTATCAGATTTAACAACAGAGGAGATACGGAAGTTCCTTGATAATGAATAAAAAGGATGCAATTAAAGAACTTTTAAGGAGGGAACTTGCAAAGAGAGATTTTTGGGAGTTTTGTCTATTTTATGAAAGAGAGTTCTTTACCAAAAGGCCATTTTTAAAAGAGATTGCACAGGGATTCCAAAAGATTGAGGAAAGGCAGATCAACAGCTTATCAGTATCAATGCCTCCAAGAGCAGGTAAATCATTCATAACAACATTATTCAGTGCATGGACATTGGGCAGGAATCCAACAGAGAGCATCATGAGGAATACCTGTACAGCAACATTGTATCTTAAATTCTCTTATGATGTACGAAACATCCTCAAAACAGATAAATTCAAGGCCATTTTTCCAGAGGTTGGATTGAGTGATGATAAGGCAAATTTGCAGGGATGGAATACAAATCAATCAAAACAGGTTGGTTATTTCGGAGCAGGAGTTGGAGGAACAATCATTGGATTTGGTGCCACAAAACTTGCAATTACAGATGATCTATACAGAGGAGTTGAGGATGCATTGAGTGATAATACCAATGAGAAAATATTAATGTGGAAGGAGGCAACACATGATTCCAGATTAGAGAAAAATTGCTCAAAGATTGACATTGGAACACGTTGGAGCACAAATGATGTGATTGGAAGGAATATGGATAAGGAGAGGTATGATGAGAGCATCATTGTACCTGCATTGGATGAGAATGATGAATCCTTTTGTGAGGATGTAATGACAACAGAGCAATACCATGATATAAGATCCAGAATCAATCCTGATATTTGGATAGCAGAGTATATGCAGGAGCCTGTTGATATGAAAGGCCGGTTATTCAGTGAGTTAAATAAAGTATCAAAGGAGGAGTTTGAACAGATTAGAGAGAAAGTTGAGGGATACATTGGATATATTGATGTTGCAGATCAAGGAAAGGACTTTACAGCAATGGCAATTGGAGGAATAGTTGGAAATGAGGTGTATATTGTTGATTATCTATTTACAAGGGATAACACAGATATAACATTACCATTGTGTGCAGATAAACTCAAAAAATGGGATGTTAAGTATTGCAGAGTTGAATCAAATAGTATGGGTGCCATGTTCAGCAGACAATTGGACAAGATTGTTAATACTCGTATTCTGCAAGTCCATAACACAAAGAATAAGATAACAAGGATCATCATGGAGTCTGCATTCATATTGAGTCAATTAAACTTTATTGAAAATAACACACAGGAATACTATCAATTTGTACAAAATATTGAGTCATTCAGCAAGGAGGGAAAGAATAAGAATGATGATGCACCTGATTGCATTGCAGGTTTATCTATATTCATTAGAGGATTATTCCAACAAAATTTCAAAGAATATTAGGGAAATATTTTTATATTAGGAAACCAAAAAAACATGGCATCCAAATTAATTAGATTACAGGTTGAATCATACACCAAATTAATATCTAATAAAAGCAGTTTCAAACCTTATTATGCATTCATGTATAGAGATCAATTAAGGGAACAATGCAAGGATGATCCACAGGCCACAGAGTATCTGGAGGATGTATTAAGCGAGGCAGAAAGATCCTTACATAATATCCTCAATTTCTATCCTCACAAATAAACATCAAAGAGTTAATAAGTATTTTTACTCTGTTCTTTTATTATATAAAGTAAATTTATATATTAGAGGAAACATTTAAACATAACATCATGAAACAAGCATTTAAGGATCAGTTAAGGCATTTAATAATAGAGCATGGATATTGGAGTACAGAGGTATATGATTTCAATAATCTATGGCAGGGAAAGATTGGATATTCTCTTTGGTTAAAGTGGAGCAATGAAGTAACAGCAGAAAATTAGGATTATGGAAAGTATTAAGTTTTTATCACAGATTCCAGAGAGCCTATTGAAGGCACACAATGTTGCATATATTGTCATTGATGGCCTCCGATTGGATAAGAGGGTATTGATTGAGAAGGCCCAAAGAGATGCAGAGATATTGATTGAGAATAAAGAATATTTGAGTAGAGAAGGAATTGAGAAACTTGAAAATATATTGGCTTTATGAAGATCAAAGAATGTGGAGAGTTAATTAAACTCTTATCATATTACATACTTTTTTTAATTATATTTCATTACAACAATTTAAAACATAACAAATGATAGTTTACAACGGTTATTCAGCAGAATGCACAAATCTTAAGGAGTTATTAAGAGCAGTTAAAAGATTGCCTAATACAATCAAATCATTAGAGGTACAGTCCGAATTGGTACACTTTAATCCAAGTATCCAGAAACTTAATTGGAGCAAGGATCTATACAAACAAGTCAAACAGATAATTGAACAGGCTATGGATCAGGAGGAATACTTTGGAAAGGTTGACAAGTTCTATCTATTGAGCTACTATGGTAAAGGAGGAGAGAATGATCCATTTTACATCAAGCTATCATCCGAAAAGAGCAGAGGATATGCAGAGATGATGAGTGCAGGACATTATGGAAAATTAGATTAATATGCAGACGGTTAATAGTTTAAGTGGAGGGAAAACATCCTCATACATTGCAAAGAACTTTCCTGCAAATCATAATGTGTTTGCATTAGTTCGAACAAGCGATAAGGGCTGTAAGTTTCCAGATGATAAGATAAGGCAGGAAGTATCAGACAGGATTGGAGAGGAGTTTATTGGAACGTTGGAGGAAGATGCCATAATTTATACAGTGCTTGATTTGGAGCAGTTTATTGGGCAGAGAATTGAATGGGTAACAGGGAAAACATTTGATGAGATTATTATACGTAAGGACAAAAAATATCTTCCTAATGTTACTCAAAGATTTTGCACAGAGATGATGAAATTAGAGCCAATATTTGAATGGTGGCTTAATAAAATTAATGATCCTGTTGAGATGCGTATTGGATTCAGGGCAAATGAGATGTCAAGAGCAAAAACAATGATTGATAAAACAAATAAATTCGGATATTTAGAAAATAAGCATATTGTTGGAAAAACAAAAAACGGGAAACAAAACAAGTGGAAGTTGACTGAATGGCAAAAGCCATCCTTTCCACTAATTGAAAACGGTATTTTTAAGGATCATATTGAGGAGTATTGGAAGGATAAGCCAGTGAGATTTGCATACATGAATAATTGTGTTGGTTGTTTCCATAGGAGTCCTGCATTGTTAAAATTTATGTCAGATAAACATCCAAACAAATTTGATTGGTTTATTAATGCAGAGCAGAATGGATATGGAAGAAGGACATTTAAAAATGGAATAACCTACGATAAAATAAAAAGAAGTTTTAAACAAACACAGCTATTTGAGTCCGATTTCAATGATTGTGATTCTGGATACTGTGGATTATGAAAAGAGCAATGAAGAATCCTATTGAATTTGCAAGAGAAAAGAAGTTAAAAGAACTTTTTGATATTGAGATGAGCATTGGAAGTTGGAATATCATTAACCAATGGGTTAAAGATTATGCACATTATTTCCATTTTGAAATGACAAATCAGGAGGAGATATGTGAGGAATGTTGTGGAGTTGGTTGGTATGGGCAGGATGATCTAATGTGTAATTGTGAGAAGTGCAATCCAGATCCAGAGAGAAAATGATGGTTAAGATATTTTTGATACTTTCAATTATATTGATAGTTGGAAGGAGATTAATAAAGAAATAATGATATAGGTAAATATTGTTATTATTGAATTTATAGATATGACACAAAAGGAAAAAATAATTGATGAATTTATACAGTTTGTTGCTGAGGCTGGTGGAAAGGTTGACTTTGAACAAGCTAAATATTGGGGAATTACATTTTTAGAGCATGAAGCTGAAAAGAATAATGATATTTTACCTAATGTTATAAGTAGTAAAGAAGAATACGATTGCCCTAATTGTCAAGGTAACGGATGTCCAACTTGTAATGGATTTGGAACATTAAGTAGTTGATTTATTACTTATAACGGTATAAGTAAAAATCTGCGTAGTTGTTTTTACTACGTGTTATAATTATTAATTTATATGAATCATAAAAAGAATAATTTAACTCACGAAACTAAAATATGGTTTGGTAAATACAAAGGAAAAAAGTTAAAAGAAATACCAGACTCTTACTTTGAGTACCTGTTAAAAAGAAAAATATCCTTTAAAGGAATAAAGCATTACACTAAAGTTTATAGAAATATAAATTGTTAATTATAATTACCTTATAAACAAAGTTGACTGCCAGAGGCCCAATAAAGGGCCCTTGTGTTTTATAAGGATGTTATAATCCTAACAAGGATCTTTTTTCTTCATCCGATAATTCAACTCCTGCATTAATTATCTTATTCACAGCATCAGCACGTAGATTCATAGTTGAGGCCTCCTGATTTAGATCATCCTGCAAAACAGGTATATGTGAAAAGTCAGCCTTAAGATATACACCATCATCATACAGTCCTAATTGTTGGGAGATGGTTTCATACATTTGATTGGTTTCAGGTATAATGGTATCCTGATAACTCATTCTCATTCCCTCCTTAACATTGGTAAATGTAGCACCGTTGGATTGAGAGAACAAATAATAAGATAATCCATAAGCATCAATGATTGCCATTTTATCCTCTGTTAGCTCCTCAAATAACATTAGATCCTTTGTTGGATAAGACATTGGAGTCCAATCAACATCAGCCTCTGTCATTACAAGTTTATCTTTGCTACGTTTTAACCAATCCTTTTGTATTTCATCCCTTTCCTCTGGAGTCATTGGCAATGCTCCACCCATATCACTTTTTTTGGATGATAGGATTCCAATTGCACCCATGTTTTCCAGAATCACATTCCTTTTGTTGTATTGGGCCATGATATTACTCAAAGGATATTTAAGAGTATCAATGCGATTCACAGGATTAAGAAGGTTAATTCCATCAGGAGTATTGAGATACACCATATCATCAACCTGTATGATTTCCATTTTTTCTGTATCATACCAGAATTGGAATTCCTTTATTAATCCATCCGTATCAATTTGATCCAAATACTTTCCAGTTCCAACAACCTTAATCTGATTTGATGGTAAAGGAATAAACAGATTCCGTATATCGAATGAACGTTTTGGACAATAGGCAAAAGAATTATTAAATAATCCATCATTAACAGCAAGTGAGAATACTACATCAGACCATGATTGGGTTGGATTAGGTTTATTGATGAGATCCAACATCCAATGAGATTCCACAGGATTACCATCAAGATCACAAAGAACAGGAACACCACTTGACATCATGATGGCCCGTTTATTGATTACTGTTCTTAATTCAGGTATCTGGATGTAGAGTTCATATGGTTTATTTGTATCAATCCAAGTTGGTTTTGTATTACCCCAAAATTGGTTGTGTTGACGAGTCAGCATTTTGATAAGGTTATCATTTTTACCGCTTGTCCATCCGAATAAGTTAGTCCAAAAATTGTTTTGCATACAAAAAAAATATAAAATTTACATCAATAACGTCAAAAATAGTTAATTTTAAAAATAAAATCCTTATAATGCAGAGATTTATAAAATGGTTAATATAATGAAAAAGAATTTTAATCAATACTCAATTAAGTCATTCAATAACTCCATCAAGGATATTTCATTGGGAAAAAGAGAGGTTGCAATGTACCTTTCAAAATTCGATGTGATTGATTCAGATAATGATATGATTGTATCTGGAGCATTTGAAAAAAGCATTAAGGAAAGAGGGCCACAGAGTAATTCAAACAGAAACATTGCATTTTTGAGATACCATGATTGGCAACATCCTATTGGAAAGT